ATACCTTTACAAAATAGATGGGGATGTGGATATGTGTTTGATAATAAATACATAAATGTAGAGGAAGCAAAGAAAGAGGTTGAGGAAATGGTTGGACAGGAAATAAAAATCAACAAAGTTATACCATTTGATGCGGGTAGATATGTTACGCCTTGGGTTAAAAATTGTATAGCAGTTGGTTTAAGTTCAACATTTACCGAACCAATCGAAGCAACATCTATTTGGTTAATAATAACTCAATTGAGAAATCTAACATCTGATAATATACATAATATAGATGCAGACGAGATTGATGATTACAACAAACTAATAGGAGATACTTGCGAAACAATAATTGATTTTTTACAATTTCATTATATTACGGATAGAAATGATACTGATTTTTGGAGAGATTACCAAAAAAGAACCACATTAAGTCCAAAAATGAAAAGACGTTTAAATAGTTGGAAAAAAAGAACTGTAAACATTATTGATAGCGATTTTTTATTTACTCAATTTGAAGAACATAGTTGGTTTGCAGTTGCATATGGTAATGGTGTAATTGATAAATCGGTGTATGAACGTGAAAATGAAGAATACGATTTAGATAATAAATTAGGAAATTGGTTTATAAAATATGATAATGATATAAATTATGCGGAATCTCTAGCATATACACATGATGAATTAATTGAGTTAATAAAATCTAATGATATTATCCTCAATTAAATTTGGAGATACAAAAAAATATTCGTATCTTTGTTTCAACATTTTAAGAATCCGATATTTATACGTGTAAGATTTATCGCGATAATCTTAAAATCTAAAATAAATAAAACTTAAAAACAAAAACGTACATTATGGACATTAGTGCAATCAAGCAACGTCTCAATTCGTTGCAAAACACATCCAAAAAGACAGATGCTCTTTGGAAACCAAAACCAGGAAAATATGTATTACGCATAGTTCCTTATAAGTTCAACAAACAAAATCCTTTTATTGAACTTTTATTTCATTACAACATTAACAACAAAACTTATTTATCACCAGCTTCTTTTGGAAGACCTGACCCGATTTTAGAGTTTGCCGAAAAGTTAAAACGATTAGGTGATACTGAAAATTGGAAAGCAGGTAAGAAGATGGAGCCGAAATTGCGTACATTCGCACCTGTGGTTATTCGTGGACAAGAAAACGAAGGAGTTAAGTTTTGGGGATTTGGTAAAACTGTATATCAAGAGATTCTTGCAATCATTGCAGACCCTGATTATGGTGATATTACCGATGAGAATGAAGGTCGTGATGTGGTAATCGAAATCGTAGAAGAAGCTGGTAAAACATATCCAGAGACTCGTATCAGAGTAAAACCAAATGTAACTAAATTAACCGAAAACGCAGAGTTAGAAAACAAATTATTAAATGAGCAGACAGAAATTACTGACATTTATAGTGAGTTATCTTACGCTGAATTGAAAGGTGTTTTAGAAAATTGGTTAAACCCAACTGCACAACATGAGGATGAAGAATCACCTGCACCATCGGTTGCATCTGAAACATTAGCACCTAAACCACAATCGGTTCAAGAGCAAGTAGCACCTCAACCTGTTTCAGTACCTAAATCGGCAGAGCCAATTACAGAGTTACCTTGGGATGTAGCAGAAGAAAAACCTGCTTCTACAAAGGTTGATGTAGCATCGGCATTTGAAGATTTATTCAATTCATAAAATAAAAAGGAGTTATAATGGCAAAAGTTCAAGCAGATTTAGCACAACAAATTGCCGATAATCTAAATAAGAAATACAAAGACCAAAAGGTTGCTTTCTTTTTAGATGATGACTCGGAGGATGCACCCACCAATATAACGGGGTGGGTATCCTCTGGGGCAACTATGTTGGATGTGGCAGTTTCCAATAGACCATTTGGTGGATTTCCAATTGGTAGAATTACGGAAATTACTGGATTAGAGCAGAGTGGTAAATCATTATTATCAGCACACGTGTTAGCAGAAACGCAAAAGCAAGGTGGTGTTGCAGTATTGATTGATACCGAAACTGCGGTAAGTAGAGAGTTCTTTGATGCGATTGGTGTAGATGTATCCAAACTATTATATATTACGGCAGATACCGTAGAGGATATATTTGAAACAATTGATACAATCATTGAGCAAGTACGAAAAGGTGATAAAGATAAGTTAGTAACTATCGTAGTTGATTCAGTAGCAGCAGCATCTACAAAGAGAGAGCTGGAAGCTGATTACGATAAGGATGGTTACGCAACTGATAAGGCAATCATCATTTCAAAGGCAATGCGTAAAATCACAAATGTGATTGGTAGACAAAAGATTACATTAGTATTCACAAACCAATTACGCCAAAAGATGAACGCAATGGCATTTTCAGACCCTTGGACTACATCGGGTGGTAAAGCAATTGCTTTCCACGCTTCGGTTCGGTTGCGATTAGCATCAACCGGTAAAATCAAAGCAAAGGATGAAAAAGGTAATGAGAGAATTGTTGGTATCAAAGTAAGAGCCAACGTTATTAAGAATAGATTAGGACCACCATTACGTTCAGCAGATTTTGATATTTTCTTTGATAGAGGTATTGACAACTATGGAGCATGGTTGGGAGCAATGAAAGATTATAACTTTGTTAAGCAAGGTGGAGCGTGGTACACATATGTTGATACTGAAACTGGTGAAGAATTTAAGTTTCAAGCCAAAGAGTTACAAGAAATATTGGAAAACAACCCATCTGTAAAAGAACAAATCTATAAACGAATTTGTGAATTTACTATTCTACAATACAAAAAGGATTCATTAGATACTGATAATCTGGTAGTAGATGCGAGTGTATTAAGTGATGAATAAACAAACATATGAACGAGTTATATAAAAGGTTATTAGATGAGGTTAGCGATGAGCATACAAAAGTAAAAGAACAATCCTTAAACTCAAAAGTTCTATTAGTAGATGGATTAAATACTTTTATCAGAGCATGGACGGTAAATCCCACAATGGATGATAATGGTGACCACATCGGTGGTATCACTGGATTCCTAAAGAGTATAGGTTACGCAATCAGAGAATACAAAGCAACTCGTTGTATCATTGTATTTGATGGTAAAGGTGGTTCGGATAGCCGTAAAAAGATATTTAGTGGATACAAAGCTGATAGAGGTAAAAGCCGTTTTAGAGTAAATCGTCAATATGAAGATATGATGTCCAAGGAAGATGAGAGTGTTTCTATGAAACGCCAGATGATTGGCTTAATAGAACTGCTTGAATATCTTCCTGTGGATATTATGTTGTTTGATAATATAGAAGCAGATGATGTGATTGGATATATTGCATCACAATTAGTTACAGAAGATGAAGGAGCGATAGTAATGTCATCCGATAAAGATTTTTTACAATTAGTTAAATCAAATGTTGAAGTTTACTCGCCAAGCAAAAAGAAATTATATACGGAGCAAAAGGTTGTTGAGGAGTTTGGCATCCATCCCAACAATTTTATGGTATATCGCTGTCTTGATGGTGACACCTCTGATAATATCAATGGTATTAGTGGGTGTGGTCTTAAAACAATTATTAAGAGATTTCCGGAAGTGGTGGAATCGGAAAGAGTAGAGTTTGATAAACTATACGAATTATGCGAAGAACGTGGAGCCGGAAAAGGACCTAAAATCTACAAAGATATTTTAGATGGAAAACCAATTGTAGAAAGAAATTTCAGATTGATGCAATTAGAAAACCCTGAAATATCATCTAATACAAGAATGAAGATTAACGCCAAATATAAGGAAAATGTATCTAAATTAGATAAATTATCTTTTATTAAAAAGGCAATGAGTATAAAAGTTATTGATGCACTTGGAGATGTGAATAGCTGGGTGGTAAAAACTTTTGCAACAATAAACAAATATAGTAAATAACAATTAAACACGGAGATAAAATCTATGAAGTGCATTAAAAGTAAAGAAGGAGAAATCCGAAGAGTAGTAGAAACGGAAGCTGACCAAAAGGTAGCAAATTACGGATGGGTGTTCGTTCCCAAATCAGAGTGGAAAGCCCTACGTCCAAAGAAAGAGGACAAACCAAAAGTTGAAGTAGACGCAAATTTATCAATTGAAGAAAAAAGATTAGCTAGAAAGAAGAAGGATAAAAAATAATGGAAGTAATAGATAATCTACAAAAGTTCGGACAATCGTACCAAGCTAAAGTAGTTGCATCATTATTGGAATCCCAACCTTTCTTAAATCAAGTTTCAGATATAACCAAAAAAGATTTTTTTGAAACAGAAGCAGATAGATGGATAGTTGGAGAAATTGTATCCTATAATCAAACAAGTAATGCTGCACCTACATTGGATGTATTCAAAGTTAAATTGAGTACAATAGAAACAGATGCGCAGAAGAAAATGATTGTAGATAGATTACAACAAATCTACGATTTATTTGGTTCACCTGATGCTGATTTTGTTAAGAAAGAATACCTACAATTTTGTAAAAGACAAAAACTTAAATCTGCAATTTTCCAATCCGTAGACTTATTACAAAGTGGTAAGTACGATGAAGTAGGAACAATCATTCAGGATGCATTAAGAGCTGGTTTAGAAAACAATTTAGGACACGATTACTTTTTAGATATTCTATATCGTTTAGAAGATGTAAAGAGAAATTCCGTACCTACCGGTTGGAAACCAATCAATGAGTTAATGGATGGTGGTTTAGGACCTGGTGAGTTAGGTGTTGTAGTAGCACCATCGGGTATTGGTAAAACTTGGTTGTTATGTAAGTTGGGTGCAGATGCGGTAGCAAGAGGTTTCAATGTTTTGCATTATAGTTTGGAGTTAAGTGAGAACTATGTGGGGTGTAGATACGATACAATCTATACAGGTATTCCTTTAGCTGATTTAAAGAACAACAAAGAGGAAATCCAACGTAAGTTGAAAAACTATACATCTCGTTTGATGATTAAAAATTATCCAAACAGAGGTGCGAGTGTTAAAACTATGAAGGCACATATAGATAAGTTGAGAGCAACTGGTTTTATCCCACATCTTATCATTGTTGATTATGCGGATTTACTTAAACCTGTAAACAAACGTGATGGTTTATATGCAGAATTAGGTGGAGTGTATGAGGAACTGCGTGGTATGGGTGGTGAAGTTGGTGTTCCAATTTGGACAGCATCACAAACCAATAGAGGTGCATTAGAAGATGAAGTAATCCACGCAGATTCAATTGCAGATAGTTACGCTAAAGTAATGACAGCCGATTTTATTATGAGTGTATCTCGTAAGGATAAAGATAAGTTGGCAAATACTGCAAGGGTTCACGTGATGAAAAACAGATTTGGACCAGATGGTTTAACGTTCCCAACAAAGATGGATACGATGAAAGGTGAGATAGAAATATACGATGCTCAATCATCAAATGGTATTATGGCAACCAAAGAAAGTAATAATGGAGTTCAGATAGAAAAGAAATTATTACATAAAAAGTATCTGGAAACTATGCCAACTGATATGGGTTAATATCCAAAAATACTACCACACTTACATAGAAAAATCCTATGAAAAGTTGGGTTGAAAAGGGTATATATACAATACTTATCTATACCTAAAATTAAAAATAGATAAAAATATGAGCAAATTATTTACAGAGAGGGTAGCATATAAACCATTCGAATATCCGGTTTATTATACAGAGGGTTGGCTATTACAAGCTCAAGCGTTTTGGTTACATACAGAAATACCGATGCAAGGTGATGTTAAAGATTGGAATGAAAATCTTACACCTGCTGAAAAGCATTTAGTTGGAAATATTCTTTTGGGTTTTGCTCAAACTGAATGTGCAGTTTCTGACTATTGGACAGGTATGGTTACTAAATGGTTTCCAAAGCACGAAATTAGACAAATGGCAATGCTGTTTGGTTCGCAAGAAACAATTCATTCAGTTGCATATTCTTACCTAAATGAAACATTAGGATTAGATGATTTTGCAGGTTTTATGCATGATGAAGTTATGAAAGAAAGATTTGAACTTCTTACTAACACAACCGCCGAATGGACACCAGAAGATTTAAGAACAAATCATCAAGCCAGAGTTGAGGTAGCAAGAAGTTTGGCTATATTTTCTGCATTCACAGAGGGTGTAGCCCTTTATTCATCGTTTGCAGTTTTGTATTCATTCCAAATGAGAAACTTATTAAAAGGAATTGGACAGCAAATGAAGTGGAGTGTAAGAGATGAATCACTACATTCTAAAATGGGATGTCAACTATTCAGACATATGTGTGATGAGTATCCTGAATTGTTAGAAGAAGCTAAAGTTGATGTATATAAGGCAGCTGAAATGATTAGAGATTTAGAACATAAATTTATTGATAAAATATTTGAAATGGGTGATTTGGATAATCTTAAAAAAGATGACCTAAAAGAATTTATTACAAAGAGAGTTAATGAAAAGTTAGGAGAATTAGGTTACAATCCAATCGTAGGTGGTGATGGTATGTTTGAATACAATGAAAAGAAAGCATCTGAATTAGATTGGTTTTATCATTTGACAGGAGGGGTCACTCATACTGATTTCTTTGCAATGAGACCAACGGATTATTCAAAAGCAGGTGAAGGTGAAGATTGGGGAGATATATTTTAATTAAATTATGAGAAATTACGGAGAAGAATTAGGCTGGGAGCTAGATGTAGATTTCCCAAGCTGGGGAAATAATGAGGTATATGTAAAGACTATATCTAAAGGTTACTTACAAGATGGTGAGAAACCAAAAGATGCCTATTGGCGTGTATCTACAAAGATTGCACAACGATTGGGTAAACCACAACTTGCCACAAAGTTTTTTGATTACATTTGGAAAGGGTGGTTGTGTTTAGCAACACCAGTATTATCAAACACAGGTACGGATAGAGGTTTACCAATCTCTTGTTTTGGTATAGACGTGGGTGATAGTATCTATGAGATTGGTTCAAAAAATTTAGAGTTAATGTTGTTGGCAAAGCATGGTGGTGGTGTGGGTATTGGTATTAATCAAATCAGACCAGCAGGTGCAAAGATTACTGGTAACGGAACATCCGATGGTGTAGTTCCATTTTGTAAGATTTACGATTCAACTATATTAGCAACAAATCAAGGTTCAGTTCGTAGAGGTGCAGCATCTGTAAATATGAATATCGACCATAAAGATTTTGAAGATTGGTTAGAGATTAGAGAACCCAAAGGAGATGTAAACCGTCAATCACTTAATATGCACCAATGTGCAGTAGTAGGTGATAAGTTTATGAATAAGTTGCAAGAAGGAGAATCGGAAGCACGTAGAAAATGGAGTAAACTATTACAAAAGAGAAAGGCAACTGGTGAACCATATATTATGTTTAAGGGAAATGTAAACAAACAAAACCCAGAAGCGTATAAAAAGAATGGATTAAAGGTTTTTATGACAAACATTTGTTCTGAAATCGTTTTACACACAGATGAATCACATTCGTTTGTATGTTGTTTAAGTTCATTGAATTTGGCTAAATACGATGAGTGGAAAGATACTGATTTAGTATATACTGCTACAATGTTTTTAGATGGTGTATTAGAAGAGTTTATTCAAAGAGCTAAAGGATTGGTTGGATTTGATAATTCAGTTCGTTCAGCAGTAAAAGGAAGAGCATTGGGATTAGGTGTTTTAGGATGGCATACATACCTACAACAAAAGGGTATTCCATTCGAAGGGTTGCAAGCACAATTCGAAACTCGTAAGATTTTCTCTCAAATGAAAATTGAAAGTGAAAGAGCAAGTAGAGATATGGCAGCTGAATTAGGTGAACCCCTATGGTGTAGAGATACTGGTTTCCGTAATACTCACTTGAGAGCAGTAGCACCAACAGTATCAAACTCTAAATTGAGTGGAAACGTAAGTAGTGGTATTGAACCTTGGGCAGCAAATGTATTTACAGAACAAACTGCAAAAGGAACATTTATCCGTAAGAACCCGGAGTTGGAAAGAGTGTTAAGAAAGATAACTAAAAACACAAAAGAGGTATGGGATAAAATCCTTGCAGATGGAGGCTCGGTACAAGATTTGGACTTTTTAGATGATTGGTGTTTTTCGGAAGGTAAGTTAGTTGAATGTAAAGAAGTATCAATAGATGAGAGAGCACATAGATGTAGTTCAGTTAAAGATGTATTTAAAACATTTAAAGAAATAAACCAATTAGATTTAGTAAAGCAAGCCGGTGTAAGACAACAATATATTGACCAATCAGTTTCTCTTAATTTAGCATTCCCCGCAACTGCAGAACCAAAGTGGATTAACCAAGTAACTATGGAAGCTTGGAAGCAGGGAGTAAAGACTCTTTATTATATGAGAACAGAATCGGTATTAAGAGGAGATATTGCGGCAAGAGCAATGGACCCTGAATGTGTAGCTTGTGAAGGATAAAATAAACAATAATGTTATGGGTGAGAACTTATCAAATAAAAACAAAGAATTGACCGAAAAGATAAAAGAAGAAATTATTGAGAAGCCGAAAGGACCAATTAAATTTCAAATTCAACTAAACGAAGAACAAAAAGAAGCAAAGGAAAAAATCCTAAATAACGCAATTACAATATTAAGTGGTAAAGCAGGTAGTGGTAAAACACTACTTGCATGCCAAGTAGCATTGGATATGTTATTTAAAAAGACGGTTCACAAGATTATCATCACTCGTCCAACTGTAAGTAAAGAAGAGATTGGTTTCTTACCTGGTGATTTAAGAGAAAAGATGGAACCGTGGATGCAACCTGTTTATTCTAATTTTTATCAATTGTATAACAAAGAAAAGATTGATAAGATTTTAGAAAACGGACAAGTTGAGATTGTACCATTGGCATTTATGAGAGGTAGAACATTTTTAGATGCATTCATTATAGTAGATGAAGCACAGAATTGTACTAATGACCAGATGGAAATGATTACATCTCGTTTGGGATTAAGAAGTAAAATGGTTGTATGTGGTGATTCACAGCAAGTAGATTTAATGTATAAAGTAGAAAGTGGATTTAAGTTTTTAGTAACTGCAGCAAAGAAGATTAAAGATATGGATTCACAAACTCTATTAACAAATCACAGACATCCAGTAGTAGATGCATTGTTGGATGCGTATGATGAATTTAAAGAAAAACAAAATAAAGAAGGAAGATAAAAATGATTAGTGTAAAGAAATTTTCAGCTAGCTGGTGTGGACCATGCAAAACTCTAAAACCAATTTTTGAAGAAGTTAAACAATCCGTTAGTGGTGTTAAGTTTGAAGAATATGATGTAGATGAAGCATTTGAATTAGCAACTAAATATAATATCCGTTCAGTTCCTACTGTAATTATTGAAAAAGATGGTAAGGAAGTACAAAGATTCGCTGGTGTATCTTCAAAAGTTGCATATGTAAACGCTATAAACGAAAGTTTGTAGTAAAAAATTAGGTTATATAAAAAAGTTTTAGTATCTTTGTAACTATGAAAGTAGAAGGTAAGGAGTATTGTAATACATCCAAACTCATAGTTAGACCTGTGAACAAATCCGTTGCAAAGGATATTATTGTAAATAACCATTATAGTGGTATATGGACAAAGGTATCCTATGCATTGGGTTTGTTTTATCAATCAGAGGATGAGCATCAATTTTTTAGTGGAGTAAATGAAAAGCTAATAGGTGTAGCTTGTTATGGTGACCCTATTGGTAGAAATACCGGAGCATCTATTTCCGATATGTTGGATAGAGATACAGTATTAGAATTGACTCGTTTATTTGTATTTGATGGATATGGTTCTAATATAGAGAGTTGGTTTGTAGCACAAACATTTCAATGGTTGCGAGATAATACACCAAAGATTAGAGCACTAATTTCATATTCAGACCCAAAGGTTGGACACAAAGGAACTATTTACCAAGCTACTAATTGGATTTATCAAGGTAACAAAATTAGGTGGAGTGATAGTTGGAGTTTTAAGTGGAGTGAAATAGATGAGTGGCAACATGGTAGAACCATATTTCCATATTATGGTACTAATGACCCAAAGAAAATACAAACAATGGTAACATCGCCATTTTGGATTAAAAGAGAACCGCAAAAACATCGTTATGTTTATTTCCTAACTAAAGATAAAAAGGTTAGAAAGCAATTAATTAAATCCTTAAAGCATGAAACTTTTTCATATCCAAAAGAAAGTGAAGAGCATGTTGATGAAATATATAAATTAGAACCAATTGAAAGAAGCTAACAAAAATTATTGTGATACAACCAAAGTATCCGTTAGAGAGATTAGTACATCTATTGCAAAAGAAATTATTGTAAAGAAACACTATACTCACGCTTGGACTGCTTGTAGATATTCGTTGGGTATATTCTATAAAACGGATACTGAAAACGCTTTGGGTGATGCAGAAAAACTGATAGGTTGTTTAATCTATGGGTTTCCAGTTGGAGCTAAAGCACCTACATCTGTATGCGATGGTTTGACTAAAGATAATATTTTAGAATTGACTCGTTTATATTGCGATGATGGGTATGGTTCTAACATTGAGAGTTTTGCTTTAGGGCAATCTTTTAAGTGGTTGAAGGAAAATGATAAGGCAATCAAAGTTTTGCTCTCATACGCTGATAATGGGCAAGAACATTTGGGTGGAATATACCAAGCAACCAATTGGATTTATCAAGGATTAAATACTGACATTGCACTAATGCCAAATTATGGTATCTCAATTCAAAAAGACCCATACAAATGGATACATAGTAGAAGTGTATTTACTAAATGGGGAAGTGGTAATTTGGAACATCTTCGTAGAGAAATTGGTAAAGATGGTTATGTAGAATTTTGGAGAAGAGAAGAACCACCAAAACATAGATACATTCAGTTGATACCACAAGATAAAAGGGAGAAGAAAGATTTGATGAAACGATTAAAACATCCAATCAGAGAGTATCCAAAAAATGCAAGAGAGTATAATAAAGGAATTGAACACCATACTACAATAGAACCAAGTACAGAAATAGCTAAAAACTTTTGGTAATGAACACAGAATTAGAGAAATTATATACGGCAGGACATGGTGATGACTTTTCTATGGGTAAATATATTGCCTTAAAGACTGGTAAATTGTATAACACCACAAAGTTTTCAAATGATATAAAATTTGATAAGAAGGTTTTAGCATTAATAGAAAATGCAGGATTTAATCAAATTCAGCAATCGGAGTATTTTATATCAACAAAGGATTCAAAACGTAATTCAACTTACGAAAAGAGGCTTGATGGTATGGATTTAATTTTAATAAATGTATCGGAGATTTCAGGTGATTTCTTTGAGGAACCTGATTATATAGAACCAGAGGCAAAATCAATAAAGAAAAATCAATATAGATTATCATTTGCATACACTTGTTCAAACGATGTATTAAAGAACATTATATTAAATGATGTTACAAAACTATCCAAACAAAATAAAGAGGGTAAGATACATTTATTGAAAGCAACATCCTATGGGTTTGAAACGGAAGAGTTTAAATTACCAAAACCAAAGATTGATTTAGAATTAAACTATGGTAAGGATTTTGTTAAGATAAACGATTCAATTGTAACCGCACTTACATCCAAAAAGGAACAACGAGGTAGATTAGTTTTACTACACGGATTACCAGGTACGGGTAAAACTACATACATCAAATGGTTGGCAAATCATATGAAGAGAAAGGTATTATTCTTACCACCAATTTTGGCAGAGAGTATTGTGAATCCTGATTTTGTTCCATTCTTAATGGATAATAAAGATTGTATTTTGGTGATTGAGGATGCTGAAAAGATTATTGGTGATAGAAATAATTCCCACGCATCTACGGGTGTATCTAACATTCTAAATTTAACCGATGGTATATTGGGTGATATTCTAAACATTAGTATTATTGCAACATTTAATATGGATAAGGAAAAGATTGATTCTGCTCTATTAAGAAAAGGTAGATTGATTGCCGAACATAAGTTTGATAAACTAAACGTAGAAGATACTAATATTCTTATTAAACATTTGGGTATGGATAATGTGGTTGTAGAAGAAATGACATTAGCTGACATCTACAACATCAACACAGAGCAATATAAAACCGAAGTTGAGAAACCAAAGATTGGTTTTGGTAGGTAAAAGATAAAATTATTATATTTATTAGTATAATAAAATCAAATGGACACATTTCATAAACTATCCGAAGCATCATTAGCAAGAGCATACCAACACGTTATAGATAAAAAAGTTCCAAGTTGGGGAATGGCAACTGCATATCGTTACTCCAATACACCAAAAGAAAACAAAGCTCTAAACAAACAATTGGAAGCAGAGTGTAGAGCAAAGGGTTTAGGATTTTTTAAGATTGATGGGCATTGGAGAGAGTGTCAAGATTCAAATATAAAGTATGAAGATTGTCCATCCGATAAATTGGTAGATTCAACAGAAGAAACTCTATTCATTCCTGGTGCATCCAAAGAGTTTATGACATCTATTGCAAAAAAGTATAATCAAGATGCAGTAGTATATGGTGGTAAAGATACAAAGGGAAATGCACATTTAATTTTCAGAGAAGGTGGTGACCAAAATATAGGTAAGTTTCATCCAAACCAAACTGCACAGGCATTCTCAAAGTTTAAGAATAACGAAAAAACATTTTTATTTAAGAAAGGTAAAAAACCTCAAAGTGGAACAAAAATGGGTGCAGAAAAACAACAAGCCAATCTTAAAAAATTATCATCTATGATACCATCGGGTGCATTAGATAAAAGAATAAAGAATCCAGAAACGGGTAGAAACATTAAAGTTAAAACTGCATTGGGTTACGATAAAACATCACCAGCATACAAAACCGCATTTGCTGCAATAAAAAAACCTAAAAAATAATTTACAAAACGCTTGACTTTTTAATTTATTTTACTTATCTTTACTATATAACAAAACGATAAAGATATGGAAAATTTAATAGGTCAAATGGTTCACGTAGTAGTTTCCAAAGATGGTAAAAAGGGAACTAAATTCCTTAAAGTATGTAAGGTTAAAGCTCGTTCAGTTCTATTTATTGAAGTAGATAAAGAAAATCGTATCAACACATTCCGTAAATTTAACAAAAAGGATGTTAATCCTATGGGAATGATTGGTGATTCTCATTGTTTTTATGTGACCGATGGTGTATTGCCTGATAAGTGGGAATCTTCGTGGGATGCAATTGGTAACTTCTCCCGAATGGCGGCAGGTTCATTTGCTTACACACCTCGTCCTAATTACAGCAATCACTCAAAAGGTTGGGCATCAAACGGAGCACACTTTAGAACATAATAATATGTATAGAATAGCAAAGGATATTTGGATGGTTTCAATCATCATTGTATTTTCAGTAGTGTGTTTAGCTGAATTTATTTTTTTAGAAACTTATGAAAAGTTTTTTAAGAAAGACTAGGAAATGTGAAAACTTTTACCTATCTTTATAGAGTAATAAGAGTTAAACATAAAACAACAATAATATGAAAGATTACAATAACCCAATCGTTAATGCATTTATTGAGAAAGTTAATTTAGAAATTGCAGAATACTACGCAACTAGTTTATCAAACTTAACTGTACCGGTATTAGAGATGCGAGTTGGTACTAAATTTATTAAATTGATTAAGGATGGTTCGGTGT